GGCCCTGACACCACGCAGGAGGGTTAGTCGCTGCCATGTCACCGCCTAGAAGTAGGTGTTGCTCATTTGGAAGGAAGCTCCGCCCGTACCAGAGTCGGCGAAGAACTGAATCGTTTCCGAACCCATCGATGGAACGGAGAACCACTGAATGCCTTGCATCGAGCTTCTACGACTCACTTGACCATTTAGGACAACGGACTTGTTCTTGCAGTCGATCACCAACTGGTCGGCTGCTGACAGTGAGATGCTGAAGTTCTGAGTGACTCCGTTGACGCTGTCGACGAGAGAAGGGTTAACGAGTGGACCGGCGAGCGTGATCAGTGGGTAAGCTATATGCGAACCGTTATTCTGCAGCGTCGCCTGGTTACCTGTAATACTCCCGCCGAAGCCCAAGTTGAATGCAGCATTGAAGTGCATACCAACGTTGGCGATGGTCGGAACTGTAATCGACACCTGCTGGGACGGGTAGTCGTAGATGTACGGGTCTCCAGCGTACAGGGTGAACTGGACGCCTGAAGTCTTCCCATTCGACCTGTTAGTGTCGTGGTCGTACTTGAGTCCGCCGCCGAGACAGTTCAAGAACTTGATCGACTGCCCTGGCGTCTGGAAGTAGAACGGCTTAACACCTTGCCACCCAGCGTACTGACGCTTGAGTATGTTCAGCAGGGTGTCGGAGTCCATTGGGTTGGTGTACACGTCGCCTGTAAGAACGATCGTCCTAGACGACAAGTACTGCGAGTCAACGTAGGTACCGTCAGCACCCTCATGCTCGTCAGTGTTAGTCCGCTGAGGTGCAGAGTCAAGACCCGCCACGTCTGTAATGTCTACAAACGGGAACGTGTTGTTAAAGTCAGTGTTGAGTACGAACGCATCGGGTGAGTCACCGAAGCAGTACGTATAGTCAGTCATTGCTGGGGGAGCCATTAGGCAGACCTCCTAGCAAGTTCCCAACCCAGCTCGGCAGCGTGCCTACGCGGGTCGATCTCGTTGGTCGTTATGCTAATGTATTGCACAGGCTGACTACCTCCGCCTCTGCCAAGCGGAGTGATGTCGACACGCTCTGGCCTGTCGCCGACTCCAATGAGTGTAGGCTTCCTAAACACTCCACCATCTAGGCCACCACCGTACCAGTTCGGAGTATGGCTAGTCTCAAACGCCCACGCGGCTGCAGGGTTCCCATAACGGCCCTTGATGTAGTTCAGACCCCAGATGATCTGGTTCTTGTAGTCGCCCAAGGCGTACGGGTGACCGTGTCCGAGCGCCTGTGGAATACCGTAGGCACCGGAAGCTGCATTGACAGCGAAGGCACTCCAACCAGACTCTTCGTTCCAAAGGCTTCGGAGCGGTGCCATCATAGACTGTGACCAGCCATACTGGGCTAGCAGTGACGCTGCGTAGGCTTGAGCGACTCGAGCAGAACGTGTAGTCGCTCCCTTAACGGATCCGAGGCCACCACCACTACCGCCTGCAGAGCTCTGACCGGTCATAAACTTGATGGCGTTGGTGAGCATCTTCTTGCCTGCATCGAATACCAACGTCTTGACCATACCGCTACCTGGCACGTGGTTGATAAGAGCCTCTAGAGGCTTGAACATCAAGCTGCCTAGGTTACTGACGCCCTTTGAGATCCAGCCTGCGATCTGCTTGGTGACTCCTCCAACACCTGGAATAGGACCGAATCGAGATCCTGCACCAGGGATGATCGCACCATCGGCAAAGCCTGGAATGCCGATCTTGCTAAGCAGCTCCATCATTCGCTTAGGCTTGCTTAGCGGAAGGATGACTTCGGGACCAGCTTCACCGAAGACACCTAGCGTAGGCCTATTGACAATGTCGCCTCGTGCGAACTTGACAGGGCCGACGAACGGAAGCTTAGGTGCGTTGGTAATCCTAGCTGCTTGGTTCCAGAGTGCACGGATACCGTTGTCGTAGAAGGTCTTGATGATCCAGTTGACGGGAGCTGCAATAGGTGCCTTGATACCATTCCACAGGGCGATTAGTGCCTTCTTGCCTGTGCTGAAGCTGCTCTTGAGCGGATCCCAGAACTTGTGGTTGAAGCCGTTGACAATGGCACTCCAGAGGGAGCTCGCTGCACTCCTGATCGTGCTGGCGAACGCTCTCCAGTCTCCCTCAAGAGCGGAAGTGACTGAATGCCAAACCTTCTTGATGGTGTTCCAGTCATTGACGAAGACGTTCTTGACTACAGTCCAAAGAGCCGACCAGGCATTCGCAACCGTCCTACTGAAGGCTCTCCAGTCACTGACGAGCGCGTTCCACATTGCCTTGGACATGCTCTTAATCCAACGAGCGAATGCAGTCGCAGGAACCCTGATGATGTTCCAGAAGGACAACCAGACAACTAGGAGGAGCGTAAGTCCAATCTTCAAGATGGTCAGCAACACAGGCCAGATGTCATGCCAGAGATGCTCTATGTTGTGACCGAGCTTCACCCAGTCGTTGATGAACTTTGAAAAGGCACCGTGGACGTAACTGTCAATCATGCCCCAGAAGTGATTAACCCAGTGCCAAACGCCGAACCAGAGATCATGCCAGAACGAACTAATCGGACTCCAGTACTTGATGATCAAGTACGCTGCAACAGCCAGTGCGACGATGGCTGCAATGATCAGTCCGACTGTGATGATGATCGGAGCGAAGGCAATCTCGCTCGCGGCTAGGATGGCGGACAGTACCATCCAAGCACCGACGACAATCATGATGACGCCTGCTAGGATCAAACAGACCGACGTCACAGCGATGATGATGACAATGACAGACAGGAGAGGCTTCGGGATCTTGTTGATCCAGTTGAACATTGCTGCGAGCGCACTGGCCAGCTTGCCAACGACTGGAAGTAGCTGGTCGCCAATGGTAATCATCAACGCCTGGAAGTTGTTCTTCAGAAGTTGGATCTTCGCTGCAGGGGTGTTGGACATGATCTTGTAGGCAGCCTGCAGGGCTCCCCTGTTAGTGTACATGTCCTTAGTCAGTTTGTTCAACTGGCCAAAGTTGTGAATGGCAACGTCGAAGAACCGCATTGCCTGGATTGTACCGCCAGTGCCCTTGAACATGGCAGTCAGTACGTCATCGAGCTGAGTAGGACTCAGACCCTTTAGAGTCGTTCCCAACTGGGACATGATCTGGTTAACGGGAAGCAGCCTACCAGCCGCATCCTTCACCTTGATCATGGTGCCTGCAGTGATACCAAGCTTCTTCGCGACTGCGTCACCTAGTGTGCTGGTGACAATCTTGCCAACGTCCTGAATCTTCTCACGAGACTTGCCAATTGCATCTAGAGCTCGACCTGCAGAGGAAGCTGCATTCGATGCGCTCAGACCGTTCCTCGTAAGAAAGGCCATCATAGCCGCAGTCTCTGCAAATGACTGGTTCGCTCGAACAGCTGGTCCTGTTACACGACCAATTGAGTTGGCGAAGTCTCCATACGTGCCAACACCATACTTGACTAGGTTGAACAGGATGTCCTGGACCTTAGTAACATCCTGGACCTTGAACTTGTAAGCGTTCATAATGCCGATAGAAGCACGCTCGGCAGTTGAAAGGTCAACCTGACCTGCGACAGCTTCCTTCGAGAAGTTGGCCAGAAGGAATTTGGCCTGCGACATGTTCACGTCCATCGACGAGAAGATGTCATACAGTCCGGACTGTACCTGGTCTAGAGGGACGGCGATCTTCTTCGCAACGTCCAAGCCAGCCTGAGCGACGTCATCAAAGCTGGCTTTCACACCGTACATCTGCGTCTTGGTCAAAGCGACTTGCTTGTTGTACTCAACCGCTGCAGCAGTCGCCTTACCAAGGAACAGAATACCTGCAGCACCAACAGCAGTGACACCAGCTCCGACTGCCATCAAAGCAGTACCGGTCTTCATCTGCTGTTGAGCTGCGGCTTTGGCCTTACCGTTCAGGTTCTCAAAGTCACCTGCAACGTTACGCAGGACTCCTGAGGACAGGTTCTGTGCGCGAACGACAAGGAGGACTTCTCTGATGCCAAGTGGCACTAGCGCCTCCTATTCGCTTCCAACTCCCGCTTGTGCTGTTCCTCAGCCTCTTTAGCTTGCTGCTCCTCGATAACGAATTTCATTCCGTACACATGGAACGAATCCTGATCGAGAAATCCTCCAGCATGTGGCATCACGTGGAAGAATGAACAAGCCGTCGTGAGGTCGATGAGATCCTGTGCTATTCGGTAGTCGTCCGTGAAGTACTCGGGGTGTGATTCATCTCGTGTACCACCGTAGACGGCACGATGGATTTCGGATCGGAGTTTGGGAGGCTCGCTTGCCAGTCGTGCATCGTCTCGATAAGGGAAGAAATCTCCTCACCGATGTTCGGGTCGAGAGCAGCGAAATCTTGTGGCGAGTCGAAGTTGAAAAGTGAGTCGTCGTCTTTCTGTAGGTTGTGAGTGACAATGCAGACCTGGAACTCGTACTGCACTACCCGCGTCTGAGTAGGAGCGATTTCCATCTGCGCCGTCTTCGCACGCTGGTCTTGCTGCATGGCGATGTTCATCGAAATGTCCTGACGGTGAAGTCGCTGACCATGGGTCATCCGCTTCAATTCGACAAAACCGTCAGGAGGACACGACGCGAGATCGAAGCGCTGCGGCTTCGTACTCGTAGTTGCCTTGGGCATTGAGATCCTCCCTCAAGGATCGAAGTCATCACGTGTGAGGAGTGAGGACTTCCTGTGTCTTGTAGATGATGTCGTACTCGTTACCAGCGTTGTCCAGAACCGACTGGTAGGTGATCGAAGCGCGAACGAGGTCTCCCTGTCCCGACAACGGAACCTGGTAGACATCCTTGATACCGTTGAACATGTCGAACTGGATGCTGTTGTTCGCGCCGTTCGAGGCCAGAACTCGAATCGCCTGACCAGTGACAGCCTTGAAGGCCGTGTAGTCAGTCTTGTCGAGGAAGTCCCGACTCGCCGTCATCTGAAGGGAGCGCTCGCCGTAGTTGACGAACTGGGCACCTCGAGTGGCCTTGAGTCGGTAGTTGGCCTGACCAGCATCGTCGACCTCGAACGAGAACGTGTCGAGATCGAAGACGGGCGTACCAGATGGGATCCCGACAGTCCAGCAACCCGGACCGTACGGCACTGCCGTCGGCCAGGTAACCGAACCAGGAGCCGACTGGTCAGCCTCAGCAAGGCCGATGATGTCAA